TATTAAATGGAAAATGTAGTTATTTGTATTTGTGGAGATTAAATTATGATTTTATAAATTAGGATGAAATTGTCACAGTGAGCGCATCTCCGTTAAATTGTGCTGAAACATCACCAGCATTCGCAAACACCCAGGATATACCAGTGTGGCTAGTTGCAGTAAACTGATAACTATTACCACCGGAAGTAATTGTATAAACATTATTAATAGTGAAAGCAGAAGCATTAGTCTCCGAGACATATAAACTAGTAATTCCACTCATGGTGTTTGCGCTGACTGACTCATACGTTACGCTACCGCCGCCGCCTCCTCCGCCGCCTCCACCATTGTTATTACTCATATTAAGGAGAAAGGCGAACCCACTACCGCCAAAAGTGGAATCCGAATAATTGCGCCCTAAGGCAACACGACGCTTGTATGTTGTGTAATCAGAACCGTCTTTGCACGGTCTCTGCTTTCTTTGATGAATCGATTTAAATGTATCCGAGTTGCTAGATGCATGTTCTCTGCGAATTACATGACGATTCATAGAAAAAAAACTAGAATTGTCAGTCACTCCTGTCTTTTTAGGCATACTCATGTTATCTAATATATATACATCATGATATAAAAAATAAATGAAAATTATATTTAAAACTACTAAACATTCCCTATCGTTCTATTCCGGCATAATCCTTGGTGCAATATTCATGGTTAACAACTCCTGAAACAACAACTTGCACGCAAATGGAATTTCTACACGAGCAAAATCAATCCTATTATTACATACCTTACAATGGTGAATCTGTTTCTCATCATTATAAGCAGCAATCATACCACACTTTTTACAAGTATACACTTGAAACTTATCCGACGCATCATACAATCTGCCCTTCGTAAATCTTGCAGCACCATGCGAAATCATACAATCACGCTCCATCTCTCCAAAGCGAAGGCCACCATCACGCGCCCTTCCTTCTGCTGGCTGACGCGTCAAATTCACCATCGGTCCAATAGCGCGACTATGTTGCTTATCATTTACCATGTGCTTCAATCTCTGGTAGAATGCAGGGCCCATATAAATCGTCGTCTCAATCTGCTCTCCTGTCTGTCCGTTATACAATAGCTCATTACCATGACATTCATACCCAACATCGAGCAACATTTTGCAAATATCTTTCACTGAAAACTCACCAAAACTAGTCCCATCGCCAAACAACCCTAATTCAAGTAGCACTTTACCAAGCAGCGTCTCTTTCAGTTGTCCAATAGTCATACGAGATGGAATGGCATGAGGGTTGATAATGATATCAGGTCGAAGCCCCGTATCACTAAATGGCATATCATTCTCTTCAATGATGTTTCCAATCGTTCCTTTTTGTCCGTGTCGCGAACTAAACTTATCTCCAATTACTGGCTTGCGGTGGCTGCGAATTCGCACCTTGCAAAAGTTATAACCGTCGCCATTGCGCTCTACATAATTTTTATCAATATAAGCTTCTTCAATTGTACGATAGCTAATACTTTGGTCTTCATACTTGATAACCTTTGTATGATCGCTACGAGCCTCTTTAATCGGGACAACCTTGCCAATGATAATATCACGATTTTCAACAAGAGTATTCTCAGGAATAATACCATTTGAATTCAACTTATCGTAATTTGCAAACTTCATACACCGTGTCTTAGAACGATCAGGCTTGCATCGAATCTCTTCATCGCCATGAATCTTTTTGTCTTCATCTTTCTCAGTATGGTAAAGAGTTGCCTGAAAGAGTCCGCGATCAATGCTACCCTTGTTAAAGAGAATCGAATCCTCCTGATTGTAGCCGGAATACGTCATAATTGCAACAATTACTGGCGCACCCGAGGGGATTTGGTTCAAATTAATAAGATTCATTACTCGCGTATCAACCAAGGGACGCATTGGGTATGTGAGAACATACGCTGTCTTATCCATTCTTGAATCATAGTTGGTGACATAAACACCCATTGCCTGCTTACCCATAGCACACTGGTATGTATTCCTAGGCGACTGATTGTGCTCGGGAAATGGAATACAAGATGCAAGAATTCCAAAGATAGTACTTGGATGAATCTCGCAATGCGTGTAATTATACATGAAGTGATCATCACTCTTATACAAATTTCGCTGACGCATCGAAATCATACTGAAATTCTGCTCTTCTGGATCAATGTACTCAATAACAGAATTGTCCAATTTACAATTTGTAAGCAAATCATTCCATCGCATCTCCTTTGAACGAACTTTTTTAACCACATCATCATTCAAAAGTAGATTGTTGTTTTTAACACGAAGTAGCGGTCTTGTTAGCCTACCACTATCAGTGCAAACACGAATCTCCATTTTCTTGCAATCAAAGATAATAGAGGTATAAATATTAATAATACCGCGATATTTCTTGTCTTTTAGAGAAAGATACAACTCCTCTGGACGATTAGTAATACCAATCCAGCAACCATTAATGAACACCTTTACTTTGTCGTGAAAGTCGCGGGGTGTCTTTTTTTCAGTAATATCTTCATAGCTAACAATCTGTCCCTCATCATGGAAGCCTTCTCCAGCGCCTTCTCCATCGCCATCGCCTTCACCTTCACCTCCTGTAAGTTCAGTTGTTTGAGAAGATTCTTCAATAATGTCATCAAATGCTTCGATATATGGTTCTACATATTCATACAGAGCACTGCTGTTTGAGGGAATAGTAATGTGCGTCAAATAGCACAAGTTTTTCACAACTCCAACGGAAGCACCTTCCGGAGTCTCTGCCAAACAAAGAAAGCCCCAAGAAGAATTATGCAATTTACGAGGTGGAATCAATTTACCGCTTTTATCAATTGGCGTATTAATACGACGCAAATGACTCAAACTGGAAATGTATGTAAGTCTGTTTAGAACCTGTGCTACACCAACCTTATTGCTATTGGTGTTCTTAATTCCAAAATCACCCGTTGCAAGCGCACGTTTAATACCGTTCTCAATTGTGGTTGATTTAACAATCTTGTAAATGTTCGTGAGGTTAATAATATTCTGGTAATCATTGGTTGAGCGCCATGAACCATTATTAATTTCTCGAACAATCTGCTTCTGCAAATCCTTTACAAGTTTGTTAAAGTAATTACGGAACAAATTGTTGAGAAGCGTACCAGTCAGGTCAATACGCTTATTTACGTAAGAATCACGATCATCTGTTTTAATCCACTCAAATGACGCCTGCAATAGCTGATTAGCCATGTATCCAAGAAAGTAAATCCTTTGGATCTTCGTTTTGCAATGAGGAAACAAGTCATTGTTCAAAACATCAATAGTAAATTGACGCTTCTTTTGTTTACCTTCCTCGGGAGTCATGTTAATTGGCGTAAACATAGCGTAATTAGTAATATAATCAATAGCATCGTCTTTACTCAAAATCTTATTAGCTTCAACAACCGAACCTTGCAAGCCATACATCATTTTTTTCAGTTTGCTATCCTTAATATTCAAGGTAATAAATTCGCAAATAGACTTGTCAGTGATAATGCCAAAAGCACGAAACACAACAAACAATGGAATAGGATTTTTAATACGCGGAATCTGTACAAATACAGGAAATCCAAAACCATTATTCTTTGACGCAATCATCATGTTAATTTGCTTTGGAGAAATGCACTTGTAGTCGGGAACAGATTTGATCTCAGCAGTGTAAGACCACTTGTTGTTCCCTTTACCAACCTTGAAACAATAGACGCGATTCTCTGCTGCGCGCTCTTGTCCCAAAACTGTTTTTTCCGAGCCATTGATAATGAAATAACCACCAGCATCAAACCGACACTCGCCAGACACCTGATGATTAACATGTTTGTAATGTGAAAGAACACAAATCGATGAGTTCAACATAATAGGCAACTTACCAATGTGAATCTTTGGCAACTTTTTGCAGAAAGTTTGCACATTTTGCAACTTATCGCCAGTACGAATTATGTATTTTATATTAATATCAACCGTCATCGCAGAAGCATACGTAAAGTTTCGCAACCGCGCTTCCTGCGGAAACATTACTTTTGTAGCACCATTGTTCTCATGAATTTGAGGACGATACAAGTAAAAGTTCTCAAACGTAAGCAGCAACTCAAGTGCGTACTTATCATGTTCTTTGTTGTAATCCTGCTCTGATTTAATACTAACAGGATTAAACATACCAATAGTCTTGGGAATCTGATGATTTACAAAGTCATTATATGATTCAACCTGATGTCTCACCAACTTTTGCAGATATTCTCCCCCAAAATAATCTCCAATAAGCGCCCAGGGGTGCTCGGAATCATACTTATATTCAGGAATCGTGTCCGTCATTGTTGATGTTTGCATGTTTAATTAACCTATTTTTTACTTCAATTATATTTTCAATTATCTTTAAATTTATTATGTAAAATATTTTAGCTGTACAACATTATTATTTAAACAAAATGCTTTTTTTGCAAAAAATAAATTATTTTCTTTAATATACTAACAAAGTTAACTTTTATTTATAAAATATGTTTCATAATAATGGTTTCTACATAGATTTGTCGATTAATGGAATAAAAATAGATATTTCTGATTCAAATGTAAATGATAATTCATATAATCGCAATAATTCTCACTTACATAACTCTAGTGATAAAAATTCACGATTATTAACAAATTCTCCTTGGAATGATTATTGTTCTAACGAAAAACTTACACAAATAGATATAAATAGAAAAAACAATGAATTCCATATGAAGGTAAACCGCATTTTACAAGAGCTATCTGATAAAAAAAAACTTAGTAAAAAAGAACAACCAAATCACTATACAAAATTTTTAGAAAATATTGATAAAAGAACGCAAGAACTTGAGAGAGAAAAGCAAAAGCAAGACAATAATATGCATATTGTTTCTTATCGCCATACAAAAAACGATTTAAATACCTTATTAAAGACAATTGAAAACCGATATAATAACAATAATTATCATAAAGTAGGGTTTAGTGGATTTTTAGAGGAAAAACAACCTACCAAGTTGCCAAATTATCATGCTGTGCCACCTCCACCATCATTGCGTACTCCTATCAACTATGACCCCAAAATTGAGAAAAAAATGTGCGAAATTAAAGAGTCAATTGATAATTTGGATGATTTAATCAAAATGATTGATAAATATCCACTTGCAGATAACGTAGAGTACAACATAAACATGAAAAATCTACATGCAATTCGCGAACCGTTAACAAAATTACAAAACATGATTGGGATGAATCAATTGAAAACCAATATTGTTGATCAAATTTTATACTTTATACAAGATCTGCATAGTATTTCAGACAAAGACAATCAAGACTTTATGCACACTGTTATTTATGGACCACCTGGAACTGGTAAAACAGAAATTGCTAAGATTATGGGAAGTATATTTAGTAATTTAGGAATTTTAAAGAAAAACATTTTCAAAAAAGCAACGCGTAGCGATTTAGTTGCTGGATATCTCGGTCAGACTGCAATTAAAACAAAAGATCTTGTAAATGCATGTTTAGGAGGCGTCTTGTTTATTGATGAAGCATACGCTTTAGGAAATGAAGAAAAGCGTGATTCGTTTGCGAAAGAATGTATTGATACTTTGTGCGAAGCATTAAGTGATCATAAAGATGAAATTATGGTTATTATTGCAGGATATGAAAGTGAGCTAAAAAAATGTTTTTTCAACTACAACCAAGGTTTAGAATCGCGATTCACGTGGAGATTTCACACGGATGATTACCAACCAGAAGAATTAAAAAAGATATTTGAAAAGAAAATTACTGATGCGAAGTGGAGCATCGCTAATGACGACGAATTTAAAGTCAGTTGGTTTGAACAAAATAAAGAGTATTTTAAATATTATGGACGAGATATGGAAACATTGTTTGCCAAAACAAAAATAGCACATAGTAGGAGAGTATTTTGTTTGCCGAAAAAAGAAAAAACAAAGATTACAATGAAAGATTTAGAGAAAGGATTTGAGTTGTATTTGCAAAATGACGAAGTAAAAGAACGAGCAGTTAACGGAGAATTTGAACGTACGGTTAAACAAATGCTTTATGTTTAATTTTAATAATCAATTTATACGATTAATATAATATCGTATAAATCATGTCAGGCAAAAAAGTGATTTCAATAAACCCGGAACTGTTTAAAGCCGGAGGAGCAAGTAAAGCAAAAACGCAAAAACGCAGAGAGAGAAAACGTAAGCCAATACAAAAAGAATTACGTCCAAATACGTTGAAAAAAGCTTTACTACGTAAAATCAAAGATCATCAAAAACGCAAATCGGAAGAAAATAAAAATGCTGAACTTATAAATACGACTGACCCTGAAACTAATAAGAGTAAATTAGAAATGAAGCAGAAGTCAAAATCAACATCGAGAAGAAAAAAAGAAAAAGAACGTGATGAATTTTCAGACTCATCGTTTAACAATTCAATGAATTATTTAAAACAACTGTCAAGTAAGAAAAATAAAGAAAAACAGCGATTGAATCAATCAAAGAAAATGCGTAAAGAGCAACGTCGCAGAGAGAAATTACAAAGGAGAACAACACATAATCCAAAACAACATATACCCACGCCACCACAATCTAGAACAATACCGAAACCAACAGTAGCTAGTCAACCTCCACACACACCTCGACCTCCTCCACCACCACAGACACTTACACCAAGTTTAACACCATCGCCACAGACAACACCAGTGTACATTGATGCCTTACCAGAACTTGAACAATTTTCTTTAACGGATCCAACACCGGTTTCAATATCATTTAATTCACAAGAAGCAATACCTGTTGTTAGAAAACCAAAAAATAAAACAGCAAAACTACAACCCAATATTGGAAAAGAACCACCATATGGAATCTTAAAAAATGGCAACAAACCATTATTTCGAGAATGGAAAAAAACAATGAAGGCTGAAATAGAAAAAGATCAAAAACCGAAAGTTAATATTCATCTTGGTGATCCGGAAGAAAACAGCACAATAAATATTAAGAGTGAGAGAGAACGTAATTTAGAAAAATTAAAAGATAAATTTCAAGAAGACTATTCATTACATGGAGGTACAAAGGAAGATAAAAGTGCACTTCTTGATGAATTAACAAAAAAAGCAAACAAACCTACCAAATTACGACGTTCAAAAACAGTGAAAATTATACATAAATTAGGTAAACGCAATGGTCAAGTTGGTGTTTTAATTAAAAATCACAAAACACGCAAAAATACACAAGATGAGCATAAAAAATTAAGAAAAACACCAATTCACGATGTAAAAGAATATTTGCGAGAACATAAGCTACTTAAGGTTGGAAGTGCAGCGCCTACGGATGTACTACGATCTATGTATGAAAATGCTATTCTTTCTGGGGAAGTTAATAATAAGAGTGATGATGTATTAGTTCACAACTATATGAGCAAAGAGGAGTAAATATCTATGGAGGAATCAATGTTTCCCACGTATCAATATGAAAATATTTTAGGTTTATGATATAAACGATATATCATAAGCTATTATAACATGTCCCTCATTAAAGAATATTTCTCTCTTACAAATAAATATCGAGATAAATATGGTGATCGAACAGTGGTTTTAATGCAAGTTGGTGCTTTTTTTGAAGTTTATGGTCTCTTTGATCCTGATAAAAGTGAGTTTAATGGAAGTTGTATTGAATTGTTCGCAAATGTATGCGAATTAGTTAAAAAAAATAAACAGATATGCGTCGGTAAAAATAATGTTTACATGTCTGGATTTCGTGATTTTATGCTTGAAAAATACTTACGAAAACTCGAAGAAGAGGGTTTTACCTCGGTTGTTTACACACAAGATGTAAATGGTAAAAATACGACACGCAGTCTGCAAAATATTTATTCTCCAGGAACTTATTTTTCCTGCGAAGAAACAAACAAAATTTCTAACAATACAACTTGTGTATGGTTAACCAAACATCGCTCATCAATTATGAAAACAAACGACTACATGATTTACGTAGGTGTTTCAAACATTGATATTTATACAGGTAAAACTTTTCTATACGAATACAACACAAATAATCATCACAATCCTACAACATATGATGAGCTTGAACGGTTTATTTCTTCATACAACCCGAGTGAAATCATTATTATCTATGAAAAGTTTACAGAAGATGAAATAACAGACATAATTCAGTTTGCTTCTATACAATCAAAACTTATTCATCGCGTTCCCATTTCTCTCTACAAACAAAATGACAAAGTAAAATCAAAAAAAGATAAACAAGAACTTGTTCAACTTGCAAAGAATTGTGAAAAACAGAAATTTCAAAACGAACTTTTAAGAAGATTCTACACCTATAACAGTAAAGAAAAGTTTTTTGAAACATTTTCCGACTATGTTATTGCAACGCAATCTTTTTGTTTTTTGCTTGATTTTATTTATTCGCATAATCCAGATCTTGTAAAACGAATTGCAGAACCCCTATTTGAAAACGGTTCTGGACGTCTTTTACTTGCGAATCATACTCTTAAGCAATTGAATATTATTGATGATCAAAATTACTCTGGAAAGTTGTCATCTGTTATGTCATTTTTAAATAATTGTATGACATCTATGGGAAAACGTTCATTTAATTATCAACTATTAAACCCAACAACTGATGTTAATTTTCTTAACATGGAATACGATATTGTTGAATATTGTCGAGATAATCAAATATTTGTTGAATTGCGAAAACATCTAACTAACATAAGAGATTTTGAAAAAAACAACAGGAAAGTTATCTTGAAGCGAATCACGCCAATGGATTTGTTTATTTTGCATAATAATTTAAATGATATTACGAAAATACATGACATTATTGCTTCTGACAAAACAGTTCAAAAATACATAAGATATAAGATGAAAATATCACAGGATATTGAAATTCCAAGTGAGCATATTTCAGGTCTTTGTAATGAATTTACAAATTACATGGAAAGTAAGATGTATATGGAAAAATGCGATGGAATTGATTCGCTTGTATTTGATGAAATTATATTTAGAAGAGGATTATTTCCATCACTTGATGAAAAGGTTGAAAATTCATTTGATTCAAAAGAACAACTTTACACAATTAAGAATTATTTAAATGATATTGTAGCAAAATACGAAACTGTAAAGCGTTCAGCTAACAAAGCAACTAGTAAAGCTACTGAATATATTAAAATTCATGAAACAGAAAAACAAGGAATTAGCTTGATTGCTACCAAACGTCGTATTGAAATAATGAAAACAAAATTGCCAAAGTCAGAAATAACATTAACATATACGAATGAGTATTCAAAATGTGAAAAAGAATTTACATTTGATCCAACTACACTTACATACACAGCCAGTACCGCAAATAATATGGCTATTTCAAATGAAGTAATTCGCAAGTGTTGTGGAGAGATGTTTTCTATTAAACAAACTATCAGAAATGAACTTTCAGTTGTTTACCAAAATATGATTGATGATATTTACGAAAAGTTTCATGACAAACTAGAAACTATTATTCAATTCTGCACTTTACTTGATGTTATTCAATGCAAATCATATAATGCGTCAAAATATAACTATTCGAAGCCAACTATTGCCGAAGAAACCGATGGATCCTTTTTTTCAGCTAAAAAATTAAGGCATCCGCTTATTGAACATTTGCAAAAAAATGAATTATATGTTGCCAATGATCTTGAACTTGGTACGGATGAGCAAAAAGGTGTATTACTATATGGAACAAATGCCGTTGGAAAATCTAGTATGATTCGCTCTATTGGAATTGTCATTGTATTAGCACAATCAGGTATGTTTGTTCCTTGTGAAAGTCTAACATTTAGTCCATACCATTCCATATTTACTCGAATTCTTGGAAACGACAATATTTTTAAATCTCAATCCACCTTTGCAGTTGAGATGTCTGAATTAAGGACTATTTTACAATTAGCTAACAAAAATAGTTTGATTCTTGGCGATGAGTTGTGTTCAGGAACAGAAAGTGATTCGGCTATAAGTATATTTGTGTCGGGTCTCATGAAATTACACGAGTTTAATAGCAGTCATATATTTGCGACACATTTTCACGAAATAGTTAGCATGGATGAAGTGCAACAATTGACTCGATTAAAAATGAAACATATGACTGTAATATACAATAAAAACACACAGTTGTTGGAATATGATAGAAAATTAAAAGATGGACCAGGTGATAATATGTATGGATTAGAAGTATGTAAAGCTTTACATTTGCCTGAAGATTTTCTTGAAATGGCACATCGTATTAGAGAAAAACGTAGTCCCTTATACAAATCTACCAATGATCTTAATTGTTCGCATTTTAATAATAAAAAAATAATGGGAATTTGCGAAATGTGTAAAAAAAGGCCAGCGATAGATGTACATCACCTACAACACCAAAAATTTGCAGATGAAAATGGTTTTATAGGTACATTTCATAAAAATCACTTAGCAAATTTAATTAGTTTGTGCAAAGAGTGTCATAATGATTTTCATAAAACAGACAAGCAATATAAAAAAGTCAGTACAAGTGAAGGTATAAAAGTTCAAGAAATTTAGAATTAAAAGCAACTCGTATAATTTAAATAATGTTGTTTATTGGTCCCCCTTTTGGAAACTATGTTTCACTACCAGGAACTATTTCTATCAAAGGTAGTTTTACACTTGAACCTCGTGATGGGTTATTAAGTCAAATCGTAAAAACATTACGTTATTCATTCGAACATAAAGGATGGATTAACAAGATTGGTTTACGCAATCCTGGAATAGACGCAGCTATTAAAAATTGGAAAAATGATAAAGTTATACATAGTATTGCTATCTTAGATAAAAAAGAAATACCAAAGTTAGTTGAAAAAATACCTGAAGATATGGATTTAGAATTAAATGTTAGTTGCCCGAATGCTGAGAAAAAAATGATAACCGAAGGTCTCGGATTATTTTTGAATGATAAACGTCGTTGGTGCATTATTAAGCTAGCTCCAAAAACAAAACATGAAATTATTGATGAGTATTATAAACAAGGGTTTCGACAGTTTCATTGTTCAAATACATTACCAACGCCAACTGGTGGTTTAAGTGGTCCAGCACTAATACCATATACAACAAATCTTGTTTATTATATTAAAAAAAAATATCCAGAAACAGAAGTAATTGCAGGTGGTGGTATTCAAAGTATTCAACAATTAAACAAATATAAAAATATTGGAGCAAATCATTTTGCTGTAAGCACATTACTGTTTCATCCAATTCTAACTGGTAAGTTCTTTTATTATTTCTATAAAAATAAAAAATAAATATATATTATAGTTTATTTATTTTTAATGATATTACCTTTTTTTGGTTCAATATACATATTATTCAAAAAAAATAAAAAACCTTTATTATTTGGGTTTCTTTTACTTGTTATTGGAATAGTTATGTACGACATATTTAGCGGACACGATGATAGTGATGATGAATATGACAGTGAACATGATTATTCAGATGATGAAACCAATGATGAAAGTAAATTAAGTAATAATGCGCTTGATTTAATTCAATCAGGTGGCGATTTATCAAAAACGTCAGACGATAATGATGATTCTGGTTTAAAGGAATCGTATTGTCCTGGTAAGTGTAGACGTAGAAGATGCGTTAGAAGATATCGCAGATATCGTGTTAGACAAAGATGCTACTGGCGTTGGTGGCGTAGAATTTGCAGACCTTCGCATCATGCAATGAGAAGATATAGAAGATTAAATAGATACGCTGGAAGATGCAGAAGGTATAGATACTATTGCGATTGGAGATGCAAACGCAGAGCACACCCGTGTTATGGAAGAAATAAAGTTTATTGCAAGAACCGTTGCCGTCATAAGAGAAGATGGAATCATGAAGTATGTTATCAAAAATGTTGCTTGCATCCTGGAGGACGTCCGGGTGGTTAAACTAATTCATATTATATAATAAATCTAATATATATTATATAGTACAAATGAATCAAATGGCTTTACAAATAGCAAAGGTTTTTAAAGAAAATATTGAAGAAATTGCCTTTGTAGCAATACTTATTTTAGCATTGATTGTTATATTAAATTTTTACAATGTTGATTTACAAAGTACAAATAAAAACAAGCATATTGACACTATAACAATTGAACCTTTCAAAGAATCAATGAATAGCGACAAAGCGCCTCCTAGAAATACTCCCGCCGCAGTTGTATATAAAAATTCTACAATAGGTCCTTCCGCATGCAAATCCGCTTCATGCTTGCGAACAAATTTACGTTCTGTTAATAGAGGATGGAAACGTGGTTTTTGCAGCTCTGATCCCGAGACTCTTAAAAAGAAATGTTTAAAATTAACAACTACTGATGGAAATCTTTGTTCACAAACCGATTGTTGTATTTTTGTAAATTATTTAGCAGAAGGTGCAAAACGCTGCATACCTGGTGATAATGCGGGGCCTGTGTTTGACACGATTAAAGACGGTTCTTATACTTTTAAGTTTAATCGTGGTAAGGATAATGATGGCGGTGCCTTATTTAACGAAGACTACTTTTACTATAAAGGTAATTGTGTAGGATCAAAATGCCCTTCCATGTAATTTAATGTAAAATTTATAAAAAAAATTGACTTATATAATTGTTTTCTATTAATTATATAAAACGCAAAAATGATTATCCCAATTAAGTGCTTTACATGCGGCAAGGTTCTCGCTGATAAACACAGATTTTATGTTGATACTGTTAAAAAAATGAAAACAGAGGCAAAGATGGATGTTAACCAAGTGCTCTATTTGACCAAAGATTTTTCCAAAAAGACACCGGAAGGTTTGGTAATGGATAAACTAGGTCTTAAAAAGATGTGCTGTCGTCGTCATATGCTTACTCATGTTGATATTGAGTAGTTTTAATAATTTCTTCACATATTATATATAATGATTGCAACAAGAAAACGTAGAGGCCAAAAAAAATGTGCTTGCGCTAGCCCAATGACTGGAGGAAAACGTAAAGCACGCAAAACAAATAAAAGAGGAGGCAGATCACATCGTTCGCGTAAAAATAGAACGCGCAGAAATAAAAAGAATTATCGCCGTCATAAAAATAACAAAAAGCGTTCAAGAAGAAATAGACGCAGACAGAGAGGCGGAAGCACCACTGCCTTAGTAGGACAGTCGTGGAATGGTGGAAATCCACAAACATGGGGTAAATCTAATCATCTTCCATTAAAAACTACTGGTTTAACACCTCACCAAGGTATGAATGCTACCGACCAAATGGTAAAACAGCAAGGAGGAGGTGAAATTCTAAATTTAGGAAGATCTTTTATGAAATCATTACACGATATAAAGACAGGATACAAAGGTGAACCTGAAATGAGATCGCCTATGCCAACTGAAGATCATCCTATTGCTGAAAGAACAAAATACATTGGTGGTGTTCCCCCGAACATGAATCAACACTTTGATCTTGCTGATAGAGTTATTTCAAGAATATAATTTTTTTATCTGTTATAGTTATAATAGATAAAATGAAATTAAAAGGGGCTTCCCGTGAATTTAGTAAATTATGCTTACCTTCAAAATTATATTTTGTAATTTCCATGGTTGCGATTGTAAGTTTAATGATGCAAAATGGACATCAATCCAAGTACTGTGTTGGGTCTATGGAGTGTGATGTAATGAAGAGTGGAAATTTCATTATTTTTGTTGTTAAGGTAATCTACGTATTATTCTGGACATGGTTATTAAATATTATCTGCAAAGCAGGACATGCTAATGTTTCATGGTTTTTAGTACTTATGCCGTTTATTTTGTACTTTATTTTAATAGCATTAATTTTTCTTAATGTTTAATAATTTTACATTTATATTGTTAATAAATGTAAAATAAATGTTAAAAAAATATACTCATGATATAATATAATTAACTATGGATGTTGATAAAGTAGTATGGAATATCATTGATACATATTTTAAAGACAACCCAGATTTTTTAATTAAACATCAAACTGATTCGTATAACCTTTTTTTCTCATCTGGAATAAAACAAATTTTCAAAGAGAGAAATCCTATTAGAATACTTAAAGAGCAAGACCCAAAAACCAAACAATTCGCGTACGAATGTAATTTATATTTAGCTGGAAAATCAGGAGATCGTCTTTATTATGGAAAACCTATAATTTATGATGATAATGATAATGTACATTTTATGTATCCTAATGAAGCCCGTCTTAGAAATATGACTTATGGGTTTACAATTCACTATGATGTGGAAGTAGATTTTACAATTGAGAATGACGAAGATCCTGAAAATCCTATTAAAACTTCTATTACATTAGAAAAGATACTTCTTGGTAAGTTTCCTATTATGATGCAATCTAATTTTTGCATTCTTAAAGGGTTATCTAGACATGTAAGATTTAATATGGGCGAATGTCGCAATGATCCCGGTGGATATTTTATTATTGATGGTAAAGAAAAATCGATTGTTTGTCAAGAAAAATTTGCAGATAATATGCTTTACATTCGAGACAAGGTTAATGACTTATACACACATTCTGCAGAAATCAGGTCAGTTTCTGAAGATGCATCAAAACCAATAAGAACTGTTGCAGTTCGTATGGTGGCATCCACGCCTACCAAGAAAAATGAACAAATTGTTGTAAATGTCCCCAATGTTAGAAAACCTGTACCGCTATTTATTGTTATGCGTGCACTCGGTATAATCAGTGATCATGAGATTGTGCGTTATTGTCTTCTTGATTTAAAGAAGAACGAACATCTTGTTGATAGTTTAGTACCATGCGTTTATGATGCAGGTGAAATCTTTACACAAGAAGCTGCGTTAAAATACATGGCTACCTTAACTAAAGGCAAAACAGTGTCTCATGTAATGGAAATTTTAATGAATTATTTCTTACCTCATGTTAGTATTACTAATCTTCAACAAAAGGCATTTTTCTTAGGATACATTGTTTTTCGGTTATTAAGAGTAGTTAAAAAAGAAGAGGCGGCGACCGATAGAGACAATTTCAAATACAAACGTGTTGAGTTAACAGGTAATTTGCTTCATAGTTTATTTACTGAATACTATAAATTACAGGAACGTAATATTTTTCTTGGAATTGACAAAGAATATTTCTACAAGAAGGGTGTTTATCAAAAAAACTTTATTAGCCTTATTCAAAACAACTATCAAGACTTCTTTAAAGAGAGAATAATTGAAACCGGCTTTAGAAAAGCATTCA